ACATAATTTGCACGATCCATTGTTAAGTAATATGTTCCAATAGTATCTTGAACCGGTAATAAATTCTCTCTAGACCAGTTCCAATCAGATCCGGCTTCTCTCCATGAATATTTATATTCTTGCCAGTTTAATTTTTTTGGAGCTAGTTGAGTAAGTCCGTAAACTTCGACATTTTTATTTTTAACTTCAATCCAATCTTTTTGAATTTTAGTACTTGTTACATTATATAAATCATGCATATACGCCTCAACAGTATATGTGCCTGCATACGGTAATGTAAGTGGGAAATTATTTAATTCATAAACAGGTCCTCTAAAAGATTTATTATAACCTCTAGGTCCTATTAACTTCCATTCAATTTCATAAATGCCTCTATGCCACCAATCTTCCCAGTTTAATAATTTATTACCGTTATCTTCTAGCGTTTTTAAATAAGCAAATGTGTTCTGTGATGGAAAATCTGCGGCAAAGTTATAAACCCCTTTACCTGAATATTCATCACCAACATCTTCCCATGTAAAGTCTGCAAAATCCCATGAGTCTTCTAATCCTTTTTCGATCTTTAATACTAACGGAGCTCCAATTGGAATTCCAGGAATTGTATTAAAGGTGTTTAAATTTTTATCATAGTATTCTGTATAAAAACTTTCAATTGAATCTACAATTTCTAGTTTATCATTTGGCGATAATGCCACAAAATCTTGATTAGGGCCAGTCAATCTATAATCAACCATCCTAAGATCTTCAATAAATATGTTTCTATGTGCTGGTACTTTTTCAGGTACGAATTCTCTACCAGCATCTTGTGTTTTAATGTTATGTTGGTTATTCCAAACGTTTTGATTAAATTGAGAGAAGTAATCACCCTCACCTGTAATATCTAAGATTCTAGCCTGTAATGGTAAATAATCTTTTTGTAATTTATTCTTTAATCCGTATAGTTTTATTAATACTTCGTCTGGCGAATAGTCCATAGTCTCTTCGACCGTTGGCATATCCCATTGATCTAATTCACCGGTTGGTGTATTTAATCGATATACTAAAGAGAACCTTGAAGTTTTCTTTTGATTTGAGTTTGGAAGATCAGATGACTTATTTTTGTCTGCTAAAAATCCAACAGTATCTTGGTTAGGAACTGCGATTGCTTTTAACTTACCAAAGTTTTCGCTCTGTTCGTTAATATTTAACCAGTATTCTTTTAATGTAATTTTATCGTATCCAAAGAAATCTATTGCATTTAACAAGGCCTTATAAGTCCCTATAAAGGGCTTTATCTCTGAGGCTTGAAGTAATAGCTCTTTTCTCTTTTGATTAAGTAGGATGTGATCAGGTGATTGCTCGTTGATGTTTGAGTCTTTAAATATAAAGTAATCTAAATCATCAAGATTCATACCCATATTTGTCAATAAAGTTCTTAGTCTTTCATCTTCTCCTTCAACTTCACCGTATATTTTTATTCTAGCAATTTCTCTGGTTTCAACACCGTCAACAACTTCCATAATTGAAAGAGGTCTAATATGAAATCCTTCAGTTTCAGAATTTAAAGCAATTTGTGCAACTAATGGTGTAGTATCTGGATCAGTTGGAATTACCTTCAATCCATTCGATACTGAAGTCGCTGTAGTACTTGGCAGTAGTGACTTGCTTTGGCTTAATTCTTTTTGAACTTGTAAATCACCGTCCTCTAACGCAGCCGTGTATAAGAATATATCAGTACTAGTACCGTATTCATTATCAAATCTAAATTTGAACGAAACTTCTCCCATTGTATTTGCAATTGGAGTACTATATAAATCATTATATAATTTACCTTCTACATTTTCTAAAATATGTAGAGTTAATGTTTCGTATAATCCAGCCGAAACTACAGGTAAATACACGACCCCTTGCCATGAATCTGAATCTACGTCATATAGAAGATTCAAATCATTTGAGTCACTATCAAAAAATCTTAGATTATTGTATGCCATTATCTGAATTTCTTATCTTCTTTTTTTGTTGTATATGACTTAAATCCTCTTAAATAAGTTACAGAGCCAATCAAGTCTGATAATATAGACTGTACCATAACTAAGAAGTCATTCATCATCGCATTTCTAAAGATATAATTAGATGTTGAATTTCTTAAAACATTCTCTGAATAATCATTACCTAAGTTTTTACGATTATCCACCGCTGATTTACGAACATCATAGTTTTTCTTTTGCCTGCTCTTAAATAAATTTTGAATAGGATCTACTGCCATTACAATGATTTTCTATTTTTAGCCTGTATCTTTGTAAATATCGTATTTGGTACAGCTGGTTCGTCAAAGTAAATTGATAGTGCTGCCATTTCTCCCATTTTAGCGTCATCTAAAACTTCAACACCGTCTCGGTCTTGCCAACCTCCTCTGAAAAGTGCAACCTCTTGAGATTCTAATAAAATATCTCCAAATGAATCTAAGTTTATTACATCTTCTGGTAATGCAGCACCTGGTTCAAAGTTTACTTTTTGTTTTGTAATTGTTCTCTTAAAGAAAACATACTTTGATTTACCATTTCCAACATCTTCTAAGACTGGAGTAGATGGAGTCACTGTTACTTTCTCAAGAACATAATAACCTAACCTTCTAGCATCTTCTTCTGCTTTACTTGTAAATTTAACGTTTACTGAATCAACACCCTCTACAGTTTCTAATAATGCGATGATATCTGATTTAGGTAAACGATCTCTTCTTGTAATATTAATTAAATAGTCTGAAATTTTAGAACGTATTTCAGAATACATTGTTGTCTTATTATATCCTTCAAAATAACGAACTTTAACATCCATTCTAAACATTTGAACTTTAGGCTCTACGATTTTAACTTCAGTAGTTACCATCTGCTGTCCACTGTTTTCTAATAGCTCTAAGATTCCGTTCTTTTCGTCGCTTGAGAAAAAGAATTCGTCTTGTTCTAGGTTAAAGTAATCTTTATTCTTAGTTAATTTACGTGCAGTATCTGGCAACATAAATAAATAAATGACATTATCATCATCTAAATAACCATCATCTGTCGTGTTGTATGCGTCTAAATAAGAGAACATTCCATATCTTGAAAGGAAATGTTCATATGCGTTTGGATTTGCCAATACAAATGAATGTGATTGTAGCGGCGCGATTAACTTCGTTAATTCTGTAGATTCTTGGTCTGCTCCCATTTTCGGTGCAACCGTAAAACTTGATTCTAATAATTCATTTAAATCATATGTTTCTCCAAGCGAATCAAATCCTTCATCAACAAATTTAAATGTAAGATCTTTTGTACCGTTTAAGTTACCTTTAGAACCATCTGTTAATAAGTATTCTATATTAATAGAAGCTCCCTCCGCTGGAATTTTACCAAATGAACCATTACCAAAATAAATATCTAATCCACCTGCGATACCAGTCTTAACTAAATAACCTTTAGTCCCTACTTTCATATCATACAGTGAATCGTATTTTGTCCAAAGTTCGCTATTAACACTTACTCTAGTAGAATGATGATCTACCATTCCTTTAAATCCAACATTAAAAGATTGTAATTTTTCTCCAGTTCCTGTTACAGTTTGCGTTTCAATTTTACCTTGAACAACTGGAATATAAATATATTCAGAATTGCTTTTTTCTATTCTGAATTTATCGTTATTTGTTTTTAAAATATATTCTAAACCATTTGAAGTACATTTGATTTTAGAATTTTTTATAATATTAATGGCATCACCTGCAATCTCAATACCTGATGTTGCGTTTAATCTTAATTTTATTTCACCATAAGAACTTGCACCCCTAAAAGAATCATGACCTGCTAATCTAGCAAGTCCATATATTGATTCAGGGTTTTGTGCTGTTAATATATTTTGCTCAACAGTCGCATCTTCAATATAGAAGAAAATCATTTTTGTTAATTCGATTAATACATCTAATATCTGAGAAAACGGAGAAGCGGTAGTAAACAATTCACTTGTCCTACCGTATAATCTCGCAATGTATGTTCTCGTGTCTGAGAGCATCTCATTGATTTTAACTCTTGAAGTATTTAAAAATTTAAATTCAGCCATTTGTTTTTATTCTATTTTATATGTAGACTCCCATTTGCATCCTAGAATCAATTGTGATATCTAAGAACATTGCATGTCTGTCTGTTTCTTCTGCGTAATCAACTTGAATGTCGATTGGATATTTTCGAGCTAAAGGAACATATAAGTTTAATTGATTTTGTATTGATCTCTTTATCATATAATCATTATACCTAAATTCATATACATAATCTTCTAAATTTGCACCAAAATCTGGATCACTCAATACCTCTCCTTTTCTAGTAAATAGTAAGGTTTCTATTTGAGTTAACAGCATAGAAAGCTCAGCATCTTGCTGTAGCTTATCTGGGCTGTAATTAGGTTCTCCAATATCTTTTACGTAAAATTCCATATAGTTATATATACCTTTAAGAATGCATCATCCAATCAGTGCCTTCGTCTCCTTTTATTTCTTCTATTACTGCTTCTAATTCTCCTTCTCCAAGGCCTTGTATTAAATCTGCATTAACTTGAATATTTCCAGGTAATGTAAATCCAAAGATTCCAAGTTTTTGACCTAAAGATATTTTAATTTTAGCAGCGCAATATCTAAAGAATGCTTCGTCACCAAATAGTGCACATTCTGGAATAGTTTCATATACTTCTAATATAACATCCTTTTTTGGAGTATCTCCAGTAAATTTTAATTGGTGTGTTAATTGACTGTATTGGAACGATATAGGGTTATCGATTATTTGACGAGCTAAATCATAGAAACTTTCATTAATTACATACGTTTGCAGGTTTTCAGCTCCAGCAGCAGTTGTAGTTCCTCCATACATTCCTTGCATCATCATTCTCTGTGTTGAGAAATCTCCTTGTGTAAAATCAATATCGTGAGAACCTCCCCATCGGCTTCCTGTTTCAAAAACTCCGTAGATTGAGTAAATCTCATTTCCACCTGTTGTTGCATCAGGGCCTGGCATTGTAATACTTCTATTTGCTTTAAAGTATTCCGTATCAAATAAAGACACTGGTAAAATTACAAAACTTTCTTTAACCGAATATTCATAGTTTTTATAAAACCATTTCTTAGCTCTTTTAACTATGTTTTGAACTTCTTAGTCATTCCCAAATTGTGGATCTTCTAACCAAGTTTCGTTTGCTAAAATATTACTCATTTTTCTTATTTATTTTTTATACTTCTGTATAAAGTATTTTTTCAGTGCCATCAAATTTGGCAGTTTGTTTATCGTATTTTCCTTCTCTAAATATACCACCAATCATTTTACCTTTCATGATCCCGGCAGTACCATATACATATGCATCTTCTAGTTCACAAGATCTATGCACATATGAATTCTTTATTTTTGAACTTATAATTTTAGTACTATCAAAGAAATTACATTCATTAATGTCTGAACCTTTAATTTCAGATCTAAAAACATCGCAGTGTGCAATCTCTCCCATTATCTTACATTCAATAAAATCATAGTTATCTAGTTCAACACAATATTGTAATTCACCTCCCTGTACTTGTACTTTACCAGTATCAGTATCATAGTTGATGTGTCCTTTAATAATAGAACCGTGTGTGAATAATCTCATAACATGTTCTTTAATATTAGACCAGTGTAAGTCTAATATTTGAGGATGTTTTTGTAAATCTACACTAAATTCAATATTTTTCCAATTTTTTTCTATCGCTCTCCAATCTTTCCTAGAATCTATTATTCGCTGGTTGTCTGCCAATATTCTCTTTAACTCTATTGCATTAAGAGGGGTAAATTGTGTAGTTTCAGTCGAATTCCAAAGTTGTGTTAGAAATTGATCTAACATGTGTAAGATTGTTGAGGTTTTCTTTTCCCAATCAGCACCTCCGATATATCTAAACTCTAAATAGTTCTTATGTCTTTTATCGAAATTGATTCCATAGTATTTAGAATCTGGGTATGTAAAATTATTTTGATTAATATTTTTACCGTCGAAGAAATAAGTGTCTTTATTTGGTAAAACAAATTTTATTGATTTAGCATATGCAGAACCTTCTCTTTTAGGAAAGAATTTAAAAACTTGATCTTCTTTAAAATCTAAAATAAACTTAAGAACGTTCATCTTAGAAATTCTGTTTTTGTTTTCTATAAGATTTTTATCAAATGAAAGATTTAAGTGAATAGAAGAACGATCATTAGTATAACCATTCTTTTCAATCCATTTACAAACATTAATAATCATTAACCTTGCATTATAATATGGTTGTGCACCAGTAACAAGTTCCATTAACTTTTCACCACCACTCATATCAGGTTCTATTTTAAATTCATCAGAAGTAACTTCAAACTCGCTATGAGCTTTATCCTCTACCCTGATTTTTTTATTTAAAATACCTGCAAGCTCTTTAGCTGTTTCATCAATAGGTAAATTTGAGTAAAATTCAAATTCAACCCCAACAAGAGCATTCTTTAGTATGTTTGAGTCATTAAATGTGTTCATATTCGAATATGTATTAAACTTAAGTTAGTTTATATATTCAAATTATATTATCATAATAACCAATACCATATCTAATATAACTAAAAAACCCGAGACTAAAAAATCTCGGGCCTTTTAATTTTAAAATAGTTGTTAAATCTTTAAGAAGATTTTACGAGTAGCTGAATCAATTCTTGTAACTTGAACTGTAATGCTATCACCTGGCTTAATATCTGTCGTTTCTAAAACGTCTTCAATTTCAGAGATGTGTAACAATCCTGCAACTCCCTTTTCAATATCAATAAAAATACCATAGTCTTTAACAGCTTTTACTGTTCCAACGATTTCACTTGGCGTTTTAATACGATCTTCAATACCATCCCATAGGTCAACTACTGGAGCTTGATCTAATTGAGTTAATATAATTTTAGTTTCGCTAACGATCTCTTTGATCTTAAAAGTAACTTCATCACCTGGATTAATTTCTCTAGCTTTATGTGCTTTCAATAATTCCGGTGTTAGGTCGTTAACGTGGATCATTCCAGTTAAACATTCGTTGAATTCAACAAATACTCCGTATTTAGCAGATCCTGTAACATTTCCAACAATCTCTTGTCCTACGTTTTCTTTAAGATCAGCAATCTTAGATGGAATCATAGCTTTAAGATATTCTCTATGTGATACAACAATAGTTCCTCTCTTTTCTGAGAAACTTACCGGTACTACATACATATCTGTTCCTATGATAGATTCAAAGTCTACTAATTTGTTAATTCCAGCTAAAGAACCTGGCATAAAACAATCAATCCCCTGTACTGTGACAATATAACCACCACCTGGTATCATTTGACTAACTGTACCTAAATATCCTGTGCCTCCTTTTTCAATAGAATCCATGATTTCAGCAACCACAGCAGTCTTAACTCCGGCAGAAATAGAACCTAATACAAATCCACGGGATCCACCCATTTTTAAAACTTGGATTTTGACTTGGTTACCTACCTTAAAGTCTTCTCTAATACTTGCTTCTTCTTTAAGAACATTAACATATACAGCTTCACGATATCCAATATCAACAGAAACCCATTCTGGATTTACAGTTTCAATAGTTCCATCATAAATAAGACCTTCTTCAATTTTTAATTGTTGAGTTTCTTCAATAGTAGCTTCATGACCTGCTAGTAAGTTTAAAAAATCTTGAGCGTATGGCTCGTGTGATTTTACTCTCCAACCGTTAGGTACTCCAGTTAATTTTGTGTTTTGCTTTTTAAATCTAGTTGGGCAACTAGCTTCATGCTCTTCCCAATTGAATTCCTCAAGAGGTACGTTTGCATTTTCTAGAAAGTCAGTTCTTTCTACTTTTGGTGTAGTTTCGACTTGAGGTTTATCCTCATTTAGTCTTTTTCTTTTTAATTTAACGTCTTGTGACATTTTTTTTAATTTAAAGTGTTAATAATAATTGTGTTAATAAATATAGTCTATATATACGTTTTAAAAAACTATCGGAACGAACCCGACCATGGGTATTGGACCTGCCGGTGTTGATAATTGACCAACATATATAAATTTTAATAATGCTAAGTGCTTGGCACATGATACTGCAACTGCCGCTGCAACTAATTTAGATGCAATAGGGGTTGCTGGTAAGAAATTAAAAATCTTACCCATGTTAAAAGCTCTTCTTAAATCTTTAGCTAGCATCGACCTGCTTCCATAATATAGAGGTATGAATATTCCTGGCGAAGGTATATTACATGGTATTACTGGAGGTGACTTTTTAAAAGGCTGTGCAAGCGTAGATATCCAATACGCGATAATAGCACCTGCCATTATATCATAAGGATCTTTTGGATTTTCAGGCTCTTGTTCTTTTTTGAATTCTTCTTCTAAAGATTTGACCCATGCTCTTTGAAGTTCTCTAAATTCCTTTTTCTCATCCTTGTGTAATTTTACCTTTTGATTTATCCTTAAATTTTCAAATCTAGAAGTTTTTAATATAGCATATCGATTTAACGGTAATGTTGGAATACTGTCTATCCCTCTAATGTATGTGAATTTACATATAATTTTAGAATCTAACCAATCCGGTATATTATCTGGCTGATCTTTATGTTCTTCTTGGAACATATACTCGTTAAGAACATTATCGGAAGGGCTATAATTTTTATATTTGGATTCGAACCTATCAATTACCAATTTACCAAAATCTCCGTAATACCCTACACTAAGTCTTTTAACCCATGCTTCAAATAATTTACTTTTATCATTTTGAAAACCAACTCTCTGTGCTATAAAATCTATCTTTTCAGATTCAGTCATTTCAGGCACATACATCCTGTTTTCTCTTTCTAATGTCTCAGGTTGTTCTATATTCAATCCCATATTACTATCTATAGAATCTAATTGAGATATTATGTTTCCTTCAGATATTGTAATTGATCTGTTTTTATTAATAGTTTTAAGAACTTTATTCCCTGTTCCATCTAATATTTTTAAAAAATTAAAAGAATATCTACCCGGCTCTCTAGGAACATTAACGCTAAATCTACCTTCTCCGTCTGGAGTTATTGTAGGCTGTAATACACCATTAAGTTCGTATTCTATTTTGTATGTTTGATTTGGATTAAAGTTTATTAGGTAGAATAAAGCAATATGATTTTTAGTTTCTTTATTGAATTCATCACTAACATCCCTTACAAATTTAAAATTAAAATCTGCATTTAACTCTGTAGGGTCTTCAGGAACCGGACATGTTGAACTAAAGAAAGAATAGAAATTAAACTTTTTTAATTTACTAGAATTTTCTAAGGTCCATTTTTCTAATTCACAATAAGGATCATATGACACATCTCCTTCCGGTAGAGGTTCTACAAGATCTGCATATCTTTCATCCGTTTCTTTTTTACTTAGCTCTAAATCTCCTGCAAAATCAGGAGGCATCGAAGCCATTAACATTTTAAATGAAAGATCAAACCCTTTTTCTAAAATAACTTTCTGTCCGCTCTTTTTATGTAGATTACCAAAGGGTGTTTGAGCAGTATCGACGGCATCCATATACTCTTTTGCAAAAAACTTAGCAAAGTCGCTTGTGCTTTTAGCATCTCTGGTTTCAATTTTACTTGAAAAGTTTTTTATGAATAAAGGCCATTTTGCCGGCATGATATTATAGTTTTATAGATTATATATCCTATTTACCTTTTTGCTGGTATTTAATGTGAGAATTTTTCAATTTAGCAATCGCTGCTGGCGTTACTGGCGCCGGAGGCCCTGATGGACCAACCCCAGTTGGGTGAAAGTGATTTTGATAATCATCTAATAATTCATTCAACCAATTTTCTAAACTAACTCCTCGAACTGCAGGCTCTGATTCATCTGCGCCTTCTTCCCCCTCATTAGATAAAAATATGTTACCAGAATCTAGAAATATTTTCGAGTCTGTTGATATTTTAATATGCCCCTCTTCGTCAATTTGAATTATAGGTCTTTCTTTAGCACCCTCCCCTCTTGATATTACAAGTCCGTCTTCAGGTGAGTGATATATTCTTAAATTTCTTTCAGCGTCATATACTAAACTAATAACATTATGTGCCTCTTCCGAAGGATCTAATATGTCTTCTTTAAGTTCTTTGTTTTGATTGATTTGAAACCAATATTCAGGGTGGTAGATATTACCATTGTCAAAACGTACTGCAAGGATATCGCCGACTCTTGGAATATTATGAGAACCTACATGGTCTCTATTCATAGGAGTAGCCCACGGTATTGATTCATTTTCTAACAAATCAAACTTACCATATACTTTAATTCGACATCTTCCTAATTTTGCAGGATCTTCGTTATCAACTACAGTTCCTAACCAATGAGTTTCTCTAAGATTGTCGGATTCTAATTCCTTATCTTTATTGTTTTTATTCATATACGTTTCCTAGTGAATCTTGTGCCGCTTGCCCTAGAGCTTCATTAGCCGTTTTAGGATCTCTTCCTAAAACATCTTTATGTACATTTTCACCAATAGCTGCTTTAATATTCTTAAATTGCTGAGCAGGATCTAGTGCGTCATCGATAGATTCTACAAATTCTCTATATAAGTTTTCTGTTGTTCTTTTTAATCTACCTATTGTAGCATCCTCTGCCTGAGTTTTTAATTCTTTTACCTTGTTTTCTCCCCTCTTTTTAAGGTCATTAACAAGTCTATCTTTTTTATCTTTTATGAATTGGCCTATTCTATCTCTTCTTTTTGGATCATTTGAACCTCCACCTTCTAAAGGACCTTCAGTCGTATTTTCAGATTCAGGTGCCGGTGAAAGTTTATCTTGGTTGTAGCCATCATTAATAATTCCATTAAGTACCCTTGCTTCTATGTTAGATACAATATCGTATGTTATTGAAATCGTATTTCCAGCAGCTTCAGGCGTAGACTTTGTTAAACTTGTAAATGGATCAGTTCCTCCAGTTAAATCAAACTCACATCCTTTTAAACCAAACATAAAGTAAGGTCTTGCAGTTTCTCCAGATATGTCTTTATTATCGTTTTTAACTACAGCGCCTCCAATAGATCCAGGAAGATCGCTCTTAGATATAGAACCAACATTTTGTATACTTCTTATCTCTGTAACATAAACATACATTCTAAATTCTCTTAGATTCTTGGGTATTATCCATTGCCATTTATTTTCGTCAAAACAAGCCTTACGATATAAGTGCATCAAACCTGCAATTGGTAGATTTAATGATTCTAAAGTAGCGATTTCAAGCCTAGCAGCATCTCCACCTCTATAATTATTCATCGGATCGTATTTTTGTATTAAATCTAATCCAGATATAGATTGCCAATACCATGGCATTTCGATATTAATAGTCTTTAATGCTTTTTTAAAGTTTTTATAATTTTCTAATTTCTCAGAATAATAATCATCAGTATCTCCACCTGCCGTTGCCAATTTATTTAAATAAGCCTCAGTAGCTCCGCCCGTTGCTAGAAAAGGTGAGTTTACTTTATCTGTAAAATCAAACATTAATAGAAATGACAAATAAGTAGGATCCTGATAAGGAAACCTAGATGTCTTACTTTTAGTAAAATCCGATATTTTTTTGAAATCTGCCATATAACTATTTATCCTATATTATTTATTCGACTCGGCCACTCTCTTCTAAGTAGTTTCATCTTTTGTTTGATTTTACCTGTCTTTTGAGTGTATGTATATGTTATCTCATCAACGATATAAAAACCACTTAGAAATTCATCAATTGCATTTTTATCTGACAATTCATCTTCTAAATCCGCCTTTATTTTAGAGTCAAATCCTAACTCTTCTTTTTTACCTTTAATTACATTGTCAGCTCCAATCTGTCTCATTGTTTCTACAAATATAGCAACTGGTATTTTTTGGTATCTTCTGATCGCTGGATTAAAACTAGAAAGTTCAACTTCTAAATACATTTTATCTAGCTCATCTAAATTTTGTTTATTATGTAATTCAGCAAACGTATAGTTTAAATGAGTATTCGAGGTCTCAGGGTCGCTGTGCCTTCTACCCATATATTTATACTTTATTTCTTGTTTGTATCGCTCCTCATCCCTACGACCTTTCAGTGGTTCTTCAATATCCTTTAGTTTCTCAGAAGTTAGGGGTTCAATATCAAAACTAACCATTCCTTCCTCAGTATCATTATCGAAAAACTGTAAGACTCTTTTATATCCATTCTTTTTAACTCCGGCACCTGCATTATTCTTTAAAGAGAATCTGCTTATATGCAAATTAGTTTCAGCTAATTTATTATGCGATGTTAATAACAACTGTGTTTTTTGCTCGTGTATTTTTTCAGTAGCGTCTTCCCCTAAAATATCATTATAGTCTGTATTAAAAGAACCTAACGCGTCTTCAAAATCTTCAGGTGCATTCAATAATAAATTTAAATCAACGTAATTTAAATAGTAATATGGATCAATACAAAAAGTTTGAAAACTGTCTTCACTAACATAAGAGTGTTTTACTAAAGAATCAATAGTATCTATTAAAGGCTCATATGGTGTAACTAGTTTCATCTCATCATCAGTAGTATCTACATTCGATGCTAATCCTATTTGTAAATCGGTTGTCATTTTTTCTAAATGATCTAGTGTAGTTCCAGTATCATATGATTTACATTGTTCTGCATTAAGGCCTGGAATTTTCATAGAGCCTGTGATTACGTATTTTCCACCGCCAGTTCCTCTTGTTAAAGAATTTGCAGGAGGAGAATCAACATCATCAATGTCAAAATCTATTCTAATATCCTTATAGTCGTTTTTAGCCTTTGATGCTATTCTAACATTAACAACATCACCATCTCTAGGAAAGTTATCTGCTGTAAAAAACCCTTTATTATCCACTAAGCTCAGCGTTATTGTCGGGATTGCTGAAGTCATTTCTATTTCAAGAGACTTAATGTCATCTTGAAAAAATCTATAACCATTTACAATAACCAATGGAAAATCAACACCTAAAGATCTGCTTGTATTTGCGTCTCCTGGATTGTCTCCTTCTTGTTCTTTGTATGCTTTGAATTTTAATTCATCAAGCTTTATCGTAGGTTCTAGAACCGTTAAAATCTTACCGTCTAATGCCATGTTATATTATGATTGTTCCTCCATCGAGACCGCTACCAGCTCCTCCATTTGTTCCGCTGCCTGTTCCACTGCCTTGAGATCCATTACCGGTTCCAGTGAATTTAATATTAGTTTCATCGTCCTTTAAAAAGTTAGGAGGAAGAATTTGTTTGGATCCATTTTTCTTTTGAGCAGCCTTTTTCTTAAGGTACTCAACTCTATTTTTATCTTTAACTGTTAATCTCTTAGAATCCATAAACTGATCCTTAAGAGTTTGTTCTCCTTTTTCACCAGAACCTTCTTTTTCTTTTATTGATTTCCAATTTTTTAAAGCAGCTTCAACATCCGGTATTTTTAAAACGTCACCTTCAGTTATTGAAAAAGGATTTGAAATATTATTGTATTTTAAAATGTGCTCAGAATAATCTGGAGTTCCAAAGAACTTTTCAGAAACAAGATCAATTCTACAAATCTCGTCAGAGTGTACTGTATATTCTGATAAAGTATTTACAGTATCTGCAAATAGTATAGTAGGCTCAGTCATTCTAAGCTTATTATTTAATATCTTTTTATTATCTATAGACTTAAATTTCATATTAACCGTTTGCTATTTTTCTAATTACTTTATTATTCTTAGTATTGCTTGGTTGTTCTCCAGGTTTACCATATGCGTTAACGTCTAATGTGCTATTAATATCTGCAGTTCCATCGTTTGGTTGTAAATAAAATCTACCACGACCTGAATTAAACATTGATTCTATCTCGGACTTATCTCTCGGTCTTCCTGGTTTTAAACTAACTTCAACAATTAATTTTTCTGGAAAATCTTGAACTCCCATTCCACCATCAAAAGATATTTTAGTATCAGTACATGCTAAATTACCAATAACTGCAATTGGGTTTAATGGATTACCTATTGTAACGTGCCATGCTCCTGTAGGATCTCCTGTTAGTAGGGCATTAACAGCCTGTGCTCCTTGTGGCGAATTAAACATTTTCATTAAACTTCCACCTAATACGTTGTTTAAAGTCTTACCAATACCTCCTTCGGCAACAAAATCTTTAATACCATCAACGACTCCACCCATCATATTAGAAAGGCTTCCGTCTCCTCCTTTATTTCCAGAAAGATCATTAACTACAGATTTTAAAAATCCAGCCGGATCTCCATTTCTTAATTTCTCTAAATCTCCTAATGGCTTGGTAACTGATCCATCACCAACATACCTTACATCTCCTCCCCAGAAAGGTGCATTGTTATATGTTAGTGCTAATATATTTGCTAACTGATCTAACATTATAACCTTAGGGTTTGCTCCTCCAAGATCTCTAAGTTCATATTCAAACTTAAGAGTAAACTCATGCGTGAAATTAAGACCAGATTCTCTTTGTAAAACCTGCTTAATAACATTTAATGGTCCAAATACGTGGTTTGGATAAGTTTCGCTAAATGCATCGTATCCTGCATTTGCATTTTTTACAGCGCTTTCGTAAGGGTCGTTTCCAGCAGATGCGTTTGCAGCTGCCGCTAATAAGCTATCCCCTTGTATTGCTGTTCCAAAACTACCGGATTTAGCTCCTTTTTGAGAATTTAAGGTTTGTACCTCAGCAGTAGCTTCTTTCCAACTATAACCGTGCGAAAATTGCATGATAGCATTCATTTCATTTCCAGTAGCTGACCCTAGCCAAGTAACCGCTCTAGCGATATCAGGCTGTGGTATGTTTTCTCCTTTAAGAGAAATAGGATTAATAATATCATCTGGTGTTGGGAATGCAAATCTTCTCAACGTGATCATCTGATTATTCGGTATTTTACCGAAATATTTAGCCAGTGCAAAATCAGAATAAGAATATTGATACCCAGCAGTCCCTGAAGTTAGCTCTATAATTTTACTTGCACTTGGATTAATTAAAGTATTTGGATTTATTTTATTAAAATCTTTACTTGCCCCTCCTGACTTACTTCCTTGTGGGTCTAGTGGAGTTCCTCTATAATTAACTAGTGAGTATTTGTTGAATAATGAATATGGTCTTTCACCTACTTGGTGTTCATTACCTTCTTTATCTTTGTGTTTTACTGATTCTACTCGATCCGTATAAAAGCCAGCATCAGACGTTATTGAGTTATCGATAGACATTTGATTTGAACCTTTTCCAGCCAGTGATAAACTACTATCTGGAGATTCATTTGATTTTAAAGAATTTTTAGAAGCGCTTTTTTTAAGATTGTGGTGTACTCCATCTGGATTTTCTAAATCAACCCCAACAGTATTAACTGCGTTTTGTGCGGAGTTTATTCCACCATCAACTTTATCTGCTGATTTTTTAGCAAAATCTTTTAAATCTTCTTTTAAGCTTTTGAACGAGAACGCCATATTATATAATATTTTTTAAATAATACTATATATATTAAGATTAATTTTCTATGATTTCAAGTTATCATAATCTGGACCAACTGGTCTAAAAAGTAATTTATTGTAGAATTCTTTATCTTTAGGTTCTCTATCCCCTAAGAATTTTTTAAGATGTGCCTCAAACACTCCTTTAGATTTGTAGTAATATTGTCCTTTAGAATAAGAGAATCGAGTTGCCTTTTCATATAATTCTCTCAATTCTTTTTCAATTAAAAAGTCTTGTATGTTTATATATAACTCCTGAATTTGGTTATATGATTTAGTACACATAACAGAATCAACTACGATCTTATATGTTTCTGCGTTTGCATCTAAATGTTTTGCTAACTCTTCTTTGCTTTTAAAATTATCTCTATTAAATCTGAATTTAGTTGAGCCTCCTTTAAAGTCTTTATCAAACTTCATATCAAAGAAATACCTCTTAAGAAAATTAATATCATCATAGAATTTGACGATTCTAATTTGATACTTTGGCATAGTCTCATCAAACTTAACGTCGTAAATTATCGCTCTAACAGGAAACACGATATTTGAGTATCGTGAATTTGAAATTAATGCGTGAATGTATTCTCCTTTACTAAATAAACGATGCCTAATCATTATCTATAAATTTAACAGAATCAAATTTACTTAGTATATCTTTAGAAGGCACCTTAGGCATATTAAGAACATTTAAAGTAAATTTTAGTTCTCTATCAGTTTTTGATCTAACCATCCCTATGAAGTTAATAACCGTGTCTTCGTTTAGATTTTTAAATGAGTATACGATCGTAGTATACATAGCCTTTCTTTCTAAACTAACGGCATTTTTAATAGATGATATAATATTTAAACCTATAATAGTTGGTGTAGGTTCGTCACCCATTGGATCTGCTTTGATTAGCTTGTTTTTAATAATAGAATAGTCAACAACAGTCACCTTTGGATCCTCGATAGATCTTACAAATCTATTAAAATCTCTTTTAGACTGATACCAAACACATTCTACATTAATACTATCCATTACTTTCTTTACGAAGCTGTTGTATATATGCTTCTAAGTTTTTTATTTTAAAATCAATCTCCCTTTGAGTAGGTACATAAGTACTTCCCCAATCAGACTTGATTTGTATCTGCGATTTAGATTTTGAATTACCAAACTCTAATCCTAGATCTACACATAATTCCTCTATAAATCTTACTTTATTTGGAATTGTGTCGAATTCATAAACGGTGGTAGATTCATAAGACTCTCCACCACCGTTAATATTGTCATCTAAAACAGTTTTAATAACGCCGTTGTCGGCTAACTGTAATTTAACTTGCTGCATTCAATCTAGCTTTTAAAGAAGCACTTGCCTCTTTTTGTAATTTACTAGCTTCTTTTTTGTCAGCTCTATATGTTTCCGAATCTTTAATAACTGTAAGGGTCCATGCCTCTTCTAGTTTTTTAATTTCAGATTCATCGTATCCAATACTTGCCCAAGTTTCTTTTAGTGAATTTAATTTAGTTTCTAATTGATCACCAATAGAATCTGAAACATATTTTTGATAAGCTTCTGAAGCCGCTGCTCCGTCTTCTGCCATTTTGTTATACCATTGAATGGCCTGTGGAGAAAATCGGCTGTACATATTCTTAATCTTTAAGAACCCAGCTTGTCTATATTCTTGTCGTCTTTGTTTTCTTGCGAATGATGCCATTTTATAATTGTATTAGTTAATATTAATATTTATCAGTTTTTTATTATGAGTAATATTCATTCAAGAATGTTGTGATATTACCTTTGATATAATCTTGAAGCTTGTCCATTTCAATCTGTGAAAGAGCAACCTCCATAATTTCCTCGTTAAGATCGTCAACTTCCATACCTTCAGTTAACATTGCATGTAATCCTGGTGTAGGTATATTAAGATTGATTTGAATAGGAACGTTTACAACATTTTTCTTACTCATCTTCGTAATCATTTTTCCCATGATCGAAGGTTCTTTAACATCTTCTTTAATTTGAACCGAAGCATTAGATACTCCAATATCAGGTGTGCTTTTAGAAACAGATTCGATTTTCGAACCTGCAGAACCTGCGCCGGGTAGGGGTATTCTACCATCAACCACTTCTTGTAAAAATTCAGGTTGAACGTTTTTAAATATTCTAGATCCATCTGTAAAGTATATAAAATCTGAATCCTCTTCTTTTACATCAACAATAAGACCAAAATTATCGCCTTTAATCCATTGATATTGTTTCAATTGTTCTTGCACGTCTGCCATGTTTATATTGTTTAATAGTTATTATACTATAAAATTAGATTTTGTTTAATCCAGGTATTCTTCTGTGAATTCTCTAATGAATTCAATAGATTCTGAAGGGCCTATTAAAACGTCTGGTTTTGAATACATCATATAAAAATGAGTAGATCCATATTCTATTAGAATTCTTTTAAGATCTATTAATTCTGGAACGTATCTTTTATTTATACTCATAATTATAATTTTATTTGTTCTACTTCAATGCCTGCTTTTCCTAATAACTCTACACCTGACATGTCTCTATATTCTTCTGTGTAATATACCTTTGTAATTCCTGCTTGAATAATTAATTTTGCACATCCAAAACAAGGGCATGTTGTTGTATATAATTCTGCGCCTTCACAGCTCATTGTCGATTTTGCAACTTTCATAATTGCATTTGATTCTGCATGGAGTACTTCAGGTTTTGTTGTATTATCAATCTCACATTCATTATCGAACCCATGAGGGGTTCCATTATATCCAAATGATATTACTTGACTGTCCTTTACGATAACGCATCCAACCTTGCGTCTTTCTGCATAGCTTAATTCTGCGAATTGATATGCATTTTGCATGTAAACATTTTCAATTTGTATTCTAGGCATGTTTTATCTAATTATTAGTATTTATATCAATTAAATTAGAATAGTTTACAAAATAAAAAAGCCCGGAAGTACCGGGCTTTAGTATATATTAAATTAAATAATATGGGGGCGATTACTCAACATCCTCAGCGTCGCTAGCTGATTCAGATTCTTTCATCTCGTTCATTTTCTTTGTGTATGATTCAATCATTGAATTACATGCAGCTTCATAAGCTTCAGTGTCATATTCTTCTTTCATTTCTTTAAGAGAGCTAGCTGCTAATGCTGCAACTAATGCTGCGTTTTCACACATATAAGATTCTACTGTATGATCATCATGTGCGTCTTCAGCCCATTCTTTAGCTTCATTTTTACAAGATTCATAAACTTCCTGTAACATTGATGCTACTGCGATTGCAGCTGCTGGATTTTCATTTACTTCTTCAGTCTCTTCAGATTCCTTAACTCCTAAATAGTCTGCTGCTGCTGCTTTTAATTCGTCATAAGTATATTTACCACTTAAAGCATCATCTAAAATAGTTCCTCCTTTTTTACCACTAGCATATAAAGATACGTGATCAAATCCTAACCAATCTCCTCCACCAAATTGATGCTTAGGATTTAAACAAAGTTTTAGATAAAGATCTTCTTCCTAAGAATTGGTCATTATAACCTAATTTACCAGCTTTAGCGTATTTGTTTTCGTTTACTTCTTCAGTCTCTTCTGATTCTTCAACTTCTTCAGTCTCACAAACACAAGTTTCTTCTCCACAAGCATCACAAGATTCTACAACTTCTTCAGTAGATTCTTCTTCATTTCCTTGAACTTCTTCAGCTTCTTCTTCTGTTTCTTCAGGTCCTTTTACATCTGGTGATGTTGTATCGATAACATCTTGTTGTATATCGTCTGCTCTATTTGATAAGAACTCTTCGAATGTTTTTAATTTTGCCATTTTTAAATATGTTTTTTTATTTATCTTTTATATATCTATATTATTTATAATAAAATATTATAAATTAGCTAGCACTTTCTGCTAATAATATACTTGTTACGCTTCCTTTTTGAAAAGAACCTGGTACTATTTGAAAATTAGTTCCCATGATCTCGTTAAATTTACCAATAATATTGTATGTTTCTAATGTATCAGGTGACATGTAGCTTGACATATTTAATTGTATATCTTTACCTTTTTTAGAAATCTTCTTAAGTGCCTTAACATTATAAGTTTCGTCAAATGCAAGTTCCATTGAATATTTAATATCTGAGATCTTCAATTTAGATTCATTAAGAACAGATTCGTTCATGATACCTACAATTGATTTTGCAGTTTTATCAGTTAATTGATAAGAACTATTTCTTAAACCAATAGTGTCGTAGTTTGATCCAGAATCATAGTGGAAAGATACTCCTCCATCGCTTCCATTAAATTCGTCATATACAAACATTAGTTCATATATTTCTTGGAACATTTTATCTCTTACGGTTCCATCAATTCCTTTACCACAAGTAACCGCGATTAAATAACGGTTACTACCATTTGAAAAGTTTGATCTTCCTTGAATTTCTCCGCCGACTGTTGATCTCATTGTACCAGACCATCCACCGGCAGCCGGAGTTGAAGATTTTTCAACCTCGTATTTCTTATACTTTTTAATAACTTTCTCGATTTGAAATGCAAGTAATGCTGCGTTACGTCCAATAAATATTTGATATTCATCTTGTTCATCTCCACCTTGTACATTGATATGCTCTTTATAGCTAGGTAATTTTCCGTCTTTCGCAAGTTTTTTCATTGCATCTAACGTTTTTAAGTAACTATCTCCCCATTTGTCATATGCCATTTGAGCAATTGCTACTTTTTCTTGAGCCTTTGCCTTGATTCCTTTCTTTCCAAATTGAACGGCCTCATTAATAAATTGCTCAAATAATCGAACTTTTTTCATTAGTTGTTTATTTTATTTTGTATTATTAGATTATATATCTAAATTTATTACCTTTATTTTAAGTGTGGATTTACCTGGAATGATTCTATGAATAACTCCAACAGGTATTTTGATATCGACACCTTGAATCATTGGGGTTGGTAATTCATTATCATATTGAAATCTCCAATCTGAATCTTCTAATACTTCAATCAATCTGTTTTCTGGATCAGCATGCCATTTGTATAAATGATCAGGATATCCTGTTTTAAATTCTCTAATGGTTTCAGATTCTGATATAATAGTCTCTGTAAATGGTTTGGTATAATCATCGATATTTTGAATCATTTCATCAAAAGATTCTTTACCACATTTACATGATTTACATTTACAATCTTTATTTACCACGGCTGATCTGATTTAATACCTAATTGTTTTGAGAAAAGCGTAGGTCCATAACATGCCCAGAATCCGGCTTTCATAGGATCCATCTTAGCAGCTTTATCACATCCATGTCTGGCCCAAAAGCTGGCTGCTTTACCAGGATTATCATTCTTAACAGTTAAGTTTGGATCTCCCCATTCAACTTTCTTTGCAATGATATTTCCTTCTTTGTCAGTTCTACCGCTATTACGATATACTATAAACTTCTTTTTACCACCTCTTTCAGGCGTATCTAGTTTTACCTTTTTA